GTATAGAGGAATAATACACAAGATAAAGGAGGACTAATATGATTTGCACAAAGAGAGATGGCTATATGAGAAGGCTCATCATGGAGCATCTTATGATTAGTTGGATTGTCACACTATCTAACGACGAGCGTGTCTATGGTGACTATGACAGGCCAAACTTAGAAAACCCTTGGACCAGACTTTCGGATTACTGTAAAGATCGTAATGTTTTTCCTGTAAAGATAGAACTCCATATGTTCGGCGCTCCTGCTAAGGTTTTCTTTGAAGACCCTAAAGGCTTAGATGGGCTGGCTGTTATGAGAGGCATAGCTAAAGATCAAGCGATGGACGGTAGTCATTCTACATCTTTTCAAACCCTAACCGTGTGTTTACTAAAAGATGACTGCTCTGCCGTAGATGTCGCAAAATACACTTGGCCCTATAATCAATTTGAGAAGGCTAAGTCTGAAAGATCTGTTACAGAAGATAATGTTAAATATATGATATTCAAAAATGACTCAGAAAAAATCAAACACCCAGAAGTACAGAAGTATATCAACGAGGCAGCCGTGTAATGCGGCTCAGTATTGCGCTGAACTTGTCTGCATTAGAAAAAGGGAGCGTGATAACAAGGGTAGTCTTGAATTTAAGTTTTGGAACAAGTCACAAAAAGAAGAATATGAAACTCAAATTAGATTAGCTTCTAAGTTAATTAAAAAATACGGAGAGAAATCTTTAGTATCTTATTTAAATGGCCCAAGTGGTAGAAACGTTTACTCCTTGGGCTTTTTGCACAATTCTAAAAAGTTTGTTTTAATCACTAAGTTTGTAGAAGCCGGTGTTGCAAAACGATCCGAAGAGGTTAAAATAGAAGCAAAGAAACCAAAAAAGGTTATAGAAATATCAGAAGATGTAGAATACAAGCCAAGAACAAAGAAGAAAAAGAAAACATTAATGTCAAAACTTAGGGATACCGATGGCAAAAAAGAAAACTCCTGAATATTTGAAAAGTCAAATAAAAGAATACGGAAACATAATCAAAACAGGCACAGAGGTGCTTAAAGAAAAAAGCGACTACAAAGTAATTTCTATCAGTCCCGCTATTGATATAGCGCTAGGTGGTGGAGTTAGAGAGGGCTGTTGGGTTACTCTTACAGGCGATCCTAAAAGTGGTAAAACAACAACCGCTATGCAAATCGCTACCAACTGTCAAAAAGAAGGTAGGCCAGTCATCTATCTAGATGCGGAAGGTCGTCTTAAAGATATGAATTTTCAGGTAAACGATTTCGACCCTGAGAAAATAGAGGTTATTGCACCAGAAGATAAGCCTTTACCGGCAGAAGAGTTCTTAGAAATGGCCTACAAAATGATGAGCCATCCAGACTATCAAGGCGCGATTCTGATAATTGATTCTATATCTTCTTTGATTCCAGCTAAAGAATTAGATGGAGACTTTAGTCCGGGACGGGCGGGGCTACCAAAGATTTTGTCCATCTTTACAAAAAAGATTGGACAACTTCTACCAAGGCAACGAGGACTTGTTATTGCTATAACTCACTATATCGCAAACACAGGAGGATTTGGTAAAGCTAAACTTTCTGATGGCGGTAACAAAATTCAATATCAAGCAGATACTAGAATGGAAATTGCTGGTGGTGGTGAAAAAATCTCCGCAGTAAAACCTTGGGAAGACGCTAGCAAAAATAGAATTGGTCAAGTAGTAAACTGGAAAATTATTTGTTCTTCTATGGGACCACCGGGAGGACAAGTGCAAAGCTACATCAGGTATGGTCATGGTATCGACTCAACCCAAGAGGTTCTTCAGTTGTCGCTAGACTTGGGTTTTATTGACAGGTCTGGAGCTTGGTTCTCTTGTCCATTCTTAGAAACGAATAAAGAGCTTGCTAAAGAGGTTGACCCAGATGTTGATGTGGAAGACGCTGAAAAACTTACTAAAGCTTTTAAGTTTCAGGGTCAAGACAAGGTTTATAGTTTTTTGAACAGAAACCCTAAACTAGTAAAGTCCCTAGAGTCGATGATAAAAGAGGTCTTGGCTTGAAAGTAATAGGCTTAGACAGCCGAGAGTACAAATGGAACCCTAAGTCTGGAGGTGGAAAGAGATCTAAACTCCACCAAAAGGCTAAGGGGCTGCTTGACTCTTGCTATCCGTATGATAGAATACTAGAAGAGGTTAGTCTTCCGGGGACAAAAACCATAAGAAATAAAAACCTACGTGCTGACTTTTATATACCTAATAGAAATTTGGTTGTAGAAGTTCACGGTGAGCAGCACTTTCGTTTTAATGCTTTTCATTTTAAAGATAAGTTGTGCTTTTTTAAAGCGCAGGCAAGAGACAGAAATAAAGCAGACTGGTGTAAATTAAATGAAATACGGTTAGTTCAGTTAAACTACAACGAGGACATAGATGAGTGGCGAAACAAGATTGAATGAGTTTCTACAAGCGATTGAAGATTGGAAAAGCTCTAAGTATTTAGCGACAGTAGACCCTCCAGAAGAAGCTTCTATCGCTCTAAACGCTAGTTCTGAGACGATGAAATCTTGGAGCGCAGAAACATGTAACGTATATTCTTTTAAGCTCTATGCTTATGCAGAGTATGTTGAAACAGAAAAGACTAGAGAAAAAAACACTTTAGAGTGGGCAGAGTCTTCTATTTGGTTTATAATAGGTAGCGTAATGAATCAATACGGAGGTCAATATTCAAAATGGCAAGAAAAGTATTACTCTGCGGTAAAAGAAAACCCTCTTGCATCGGAAATACTAAAGATTAAAAACCATGCAGAGGCTAGGGTTAGAACACTAGAGGGTAAAAACAGTAGAGTTATTAAGATGGCAGAAATATTAGCAAATATGGCTAGGAGAAAATAATGAGCGAAGAGATTATAAAAACACTGTTAAGTATAATGACACCGGAGCAAAAAGCTGAATTAATGAGCAAGCTCCAAGATCCAGATTTACCCCTTGATAATACGGCGTATATCCAAAAAGAAAAGGTTAAGCCACCTAAAAGTACGGCAGTGGATGTGGATGATTTTACAATGACAAAAGATAAGGCAAATCCAAACTCTACACAGGTGGAAGTTAAGAAAAGGGTTAACTTATTTAGCGATGATGGAACGGAGCATAAAGATCCTCTAAACAAAACGCCAGAAGTAACCCCCACAGAAAGAAAGAGGCCGCCGGTAAAAAACGTTTCACAAACATGCTCTTCCTGCGGTAAAGGTTTAGAGGTGCATCCCGCTCATAAAAGAGAAAACTTTATTTGTGATAAGTGTTTGAGGTCAAGGTCAGTTTAAATGAAAAACAATCTTCAAGATTCAGCATCTGAAAGAGCCGTATTAGCGGCTCTTTGTCAATATGGATTAGATTGCTATTTAGAAATAGATTTTGTAGACGCTGACCACTTCACAAGTGACATGAATCAGCTTTTATATCACTGCATATATAAGTCTGTTTCAGAAAACTCTAAGGTGGAATTAGCATCTATACTTTCTGCCGCAAACAGTCTTGGGGTAAGTGAATCTATAAACAACAAAGAAGAGATGTCGTTTATAAGGTCTTTGTTTAATTTTCCTATACATAAAGAAAATGCAAAGTCTCACGCTGTAAAGATAGCAAAACTTAAATTAGCAAGAGATTTAAAGAAAACACTCAAGGCTTGCGAAAAAGAGCTAGACGCTACTAATGGCGATGAAGATATAATGGATCTTATATCTAAAGTAGAAGCGCCTATATTAGACGCTACTGCCGACATATATCAATCATCCAATAAGAAGACCGAAATTATTGGTGAAGATATTGATGATTATATTGAATACCTTTCTGAGAACGTATCTGAAAACGTAGGAATACCAACAGGGTTTCCTAGGTATGATGCAGCGATTGGCGGTGGACTAAGAAGAAAGTGTGTTGATCTCGTAGCCGCACGTCCCAAGGTGGGTAAGTCCATGTTTGGAGACGCTGTAGCGATGAATGTTTCTAGGTTGGGTATTCCTGTGCTGATGCTAGATACAGAAATGAGCAAGGAAGACCATCTCAACAGAATGCTTGCAAACCTTAGCGGTGTAGATATTAATAAGATTTCTACTGGTAAGTTTACAGAAAACCCACTAGAAAAAGAAAAGGTTGAAAAAGCCGCGCAAGAACTCAAAGAAATACCGTATCACTATATAAGTATAGCTGGTCAGTCTTTTGAAAACATATTAGCGTTAATGAGGAAGTGGATTTATCAGCACGTTGGCTTTGACGAGTCGGGCGTTACTAATGACTGCCTTGTAGTTTATGATTATCTAAAGCTGATGGGATCGGAAGGTATTAGTAGCTCAATGCAGGAATACCAAGTGCTTGGTTTTCAAATAACCCAGCTACATAACTTTATGGTTAAGTATGATGTACCCTGTTTGAGTTTTGTGCAGCTAAATAGAGATGGTATAACCAAGGAGTCTACCGATGTGGTATCAGGCTCAGACAGGCTTATATGGCTTTGTACGAGTTTTTCTATATTTAAGATGAAGTCAGAAGAAGAGGTCGCGGAAGACAAGATAGAAAATGGAAACAGGAAACTGGTTCCGGTTGTGGCTAGACATGGTTGTGGTCTTGATGACGGCGACTATATTAGTATGAATATGTTTGGAAGTATTGGTAAGTTAGCAGAAGGTGAAACCAGAAATGAGCTTCATAATAATGCAAGAGCAAGAGAAGAAGGTTTTGAAATAAATGAAGAAATTGACACAGAATCAGATATTGACAGTGTGTGATAAGCTGGCAGAGCATATTCCTGAGATTCTAGAACACTTTGATATCGAAGGATTAGAGTATCCCAATAGGTATTCGTTTCCATGTCCTATTCACGGCGGGGATAGTCCAGAGGGTTGTAGCGTATTTACAGACGGGGACTCTGCCGTTGGTAACTGGCGATGCTGGACAAATCAATGCGAACAAGACTACCAAAGTAATATATTTGGATTTATAAGAGGCGTACTGTCAAATAAAGATGGTAAAGATGTTTCCTTAAATGCAACGTATAACTTTTGTCTAGAGTTTCTTAAACTAGATGATTCGCAATTAGAAACCCAAGATCAACAACCAAGTAAAGAAGTTAAATTACTAGAAATATTTGAAAGAAAGATTGAAAGAAAACCCACCACAATATCTAGGGAACAAATACAGTCTACTATAAATATACCGGCAGAATACTACATCAATAGAGGATACAGAGAAGAAACCTTAAAAACTTTTGATATAGGTACATGTTTTGCAAAAAATAAGCCAATGTCTGGAAGAGTTGTTGTTCCTATTTACGATGAAGACTATAACTATGTAGGATGTGTTGGAAGGTCTATTAATGACGAACTAAAGCCCAAGTGGTTACACAGTAAGGGTTTTAAGAAAAACGTTCTTTATGGATTTAACATTGCTCAGAAATTCATGGGAAGCAAAGGTGTTCTTTTTATACTAGAAGGACAGGGCGATGTTTTAAGAATGTATGAAGCAGGATTTAAAAATTCAGTTGGTATTTTTGGTTCTAGTATAAGTGATGACCAGCTATTAACATTAGAAAAAAGCGGCGCTTTAAACTTGGTGATACTCACAGACTATGACGAAGCTGGAAAAAAAGCCGCGAGCCAAATTGTCAAAAAATGCGGAAGAAGATTTAATTACTACAGACCGCAAATTTCTAAAAAAGACATTGGTGAAATGACCACAGAACAAATTCATGAAGAACTTAATCCCCAATTGGAGAAGGATAACTTAATATGACCACTAGAATTTTAGCGTTTGCTGGCAATAAGCAGTCTGGTAAAACAACATGCAGTAATTTTATACACGGTTATCAACTTAGATCTAATAATATAATTAGCGCATTTAACGTGACAGATAAAGGCGATCTTGTTGTTGGGACAGAATTTATTGACTCTAAAGGAGAAAAGGAACAGGGTCAAGCTTTATTAGACGTAAAAAGGGTAGACCTAGATTTTGCGGAGTGGGCGGTGTATAATATGTGGCCCTATGTAAAAAGCTATTCTTTTGCAGACCCTCTTAAAAATATCGCAACAGAATTATTCGATATTAAAGAAGAGAATATTAGGGGTACTGATATACAGAAGAATGCTAAAATACCCATCACTTGGGAGTCTATGCCCGGAATTATAAGCTGCCCTAAGTTGGCTAGAAATCCCCAGATAAAAAAACTTATTGATGATGGAACCTTTATGTATCACAAAAAGGGGAAAATGACAGGCCGGGAGTTCTTGCAGTTTTTTGGATCAGAAGTATGTAGAAAGATTTACGAAGAAATTTGGGTTTCTAGACTGGTCAAAGATGTAGAGTCGGAGGGTTCGCTACTGGCGGTAGTTGATGATTGCAGGTATCCAAATGAAGCAGAGGCTATTCAGAATGCTGGCGGCAAAGTTATTAAATTAACAAGATCAAACCATAAAGATTCTCATAAAAGCGAAAACGCATTTGATAAAGATTATGAATTTGATGCTGTTATTGATAATCAAAACATGTCTATCCAAGAAGCTCACGTAGAACTTGTAAAGACTATTGAAGATTGGGGATGGTTAGGATCTCCGATACCAGAGTCTATTCCAGAATCAGAACCCGTTCTTGTTGGTGGTATCCATACAATCAAGGAATCGGAATGATAGTAACATATATTAGATCCTCTAGTTATGGCAATTACGACTTTTGTCAAATGCAATATTTTATGACTTATGTATTAGGATATAGGTCAGAGTCGGGAAAAAAAGCGCAACTTGGTACGGCATGTCATAAGGTGATGGAATGTTTAGCATCCTGCACAAAAGAGCTACAGGACAACCCGGACAAAAAAGAGTTGTTAATTACAGACGACGCTATTGGCGAAGTTGAATTTACGCCAAGAAAACTAAAGACTAAGAAGTTTGTCGCAGATCTTTTGAGTCGCAGTTATGAACATTACGGGTCTACAGATAGCCATAAGTATTACCCTGCTGATTTTAAGTTTTGCGAAAAGCAAATTGATACAGCACTAACCTTTAACGATGGTCAATTTGATCCAAGGAAAAGAGATATAGTTGACACAGAGCCAACTTTTGATATTGCTATAGAAGAAGACTGGGCTAAATATAAATATGAAATGCCGGATGGAACAACCGTAGAAGGTAATCTAGCGATCAAAGGAACGATTGACTTAGTTACAAAAATAGACGATAATATAATTGAAGTCGTAGATTGGAAAACGGGACAAAGAAAGAACTGGGCAACAGGAGAAGTTAAAACTTATGAAAAACTTCTTGACGATGCACAGTTGTTGTTGTATAATTATGCTATATCAAAACTTTACCCCGATTATGATCAAGCCATCATGTCTATCTTCTTCACTAGAGACGGTGGTCCTTTTAGTATGTGTTTTGATAAGAAGGATCAAGATAGATTTTTGGAAATGCTTAGAAAAAGATTTGAAGAGATTAAAGAGAACGTCAAACCAAGGCCGATTAGTTACAGTAGGAGGGATTTTAGATGTCAAAAGCTTTGTCACTTCTACAAGAACGATTGGCCGGGAACTAATACCACCATGTGCGAGCATGTGGAACAAAGGCTGCATACTATAGGCCACAAAGAAACAGTAAAAGAATGTACTAATGAAGGTTTTAACATAGGATATTATGAGGCTCCGGGATAATGGCAGAATTAATTGATTTAAATAACGAGTTTGATTTAGGTAACAAGTTTACCTTAGAC